CTGTAGAACATATGATAATCACGAGGCGTGCGCGGTGTTACATCTTGTGGCGTAACTCTTACAGAACGTGGCTTTTCCCGCGTAAATCTATCAAAAGTTATAGGCTGGCTTCTGCCTAACCTGAACCTTAGCATCGAGCTTATATGTTCACTCTGGATATGTGTGCCAGTTTCATCGTTAGTAGCGTTCCAGTAATCAGCGGCAGTTTCTGCCATTGTATATTGAAACGCGTCCCATATCGCGCCTATTAGAATATCGCGTACGCTATCTTGTATCATGTCAAGATTAACAATCTTATTCTTAACTGTATCTTTAACCACGAACCCCACTGATAACTCGCGCTTCACTTTGTTATCCTCTGATGATGCTTAATATTATCTAGTATATACATAGGAATATTAGAAAAGTCAAAACTGTACTGGTCATCAGCTATTTTACCTATATTATTATCCACGATTTCTGTATGTAACCAGCGTACTAACTGGTTACATGCAAGCGCTATGTCTTCAGGTATAGATAGTAACGGGTAATCAGTATCATATTCAGTTGCGCCAGTATAGTCGCTACTTGTGTCTACGCCTATCTCGTAACCAAGTTGAGTTGAGCTTGTCCATTTGAATTCTAATGCATCGCCATCAGAACTGAATGTTAGTTTATGTGTAACTTCTGAATAGGTAACTGTATGCGTGTCATTACCAGTTGCATTAAGCTGTGTTTGCAGTTCAGCAGCGAGCGCGCTGGCATTATAGTTCCCAGCGCTTATAGTAGCAGTTAAATCATCGCCACCCTCATTAAATACTAAGCTATAGTTGTTAATAGGTATAAGCGAGTAGCCAGTTGAATACGAAATCTTAACCGAATATAATGCGCTTGGGAACTCGCCGTGTTTAAGCCTTACAATACCTGCATCTGCGTTCTCTATATAATAATCGTCCGCATCAACTAGTGTAGCATCGTCAAAGTCATGTGTAGAATCAGAATATAAAGAGGATACACTTAATATAGGCGTATATTTAGTTAGTATAGTATCAGAACCTTCTCCGTTATGAATCTCGTCTGATACCGTACGGTATTTAAGTGAATCTGTTCTCAAGAAGCTGAGTATGAACCTTGAACAACTGTTAATAAGTTGTTTATACATTTCTTTATCATCGCTAGAGTAATTAGAACTTATACTTGCAAACTCGCTTAACCTATTCAAGTCAGTTAAACATTCAGGTATTAGCTCAGCCATTTGTTACCCTACCTCGCGCAGGTTATTTTAATATAGTCTATGCGCACTTCAGGTGTAGTTGTCCCGCTATCCTTTTGGAGCTCGACTATTGGTTGTAATGCGCCATTGTAGTTGCTCATGTCGAATGTGGTTGATGCGGTATAGTTAGTACCATCTATATAGAATAACACATTGCTAGTGTCAGAGAAATCTATCTTCAATGTATTATAAGAATCAGCAGTTGCATCTACTCCGCTATCTTTATCGTTATTATCATTAGTACCATCATCAGACTCGAGCAGTATGTTCATATTAGCCTCAAGTCTGAACCATGCGTGTTGCGCCACACTATCAAGAGTATCATTTCTATTACCTGCCATACCTATAACAACTCGTTCATTAGTTGTAATGTCAGTCGCGCACACCTTGAATCGAGCCTCGAATACTATATCTTTATCTATATCGAACTGCAACTGGTCACCAAAACTCAATGTAAGATATTGAGCTTCATCTGTATTATCACATTTCAACTGATACTCGCCAGCATGCGCATCAGTCGCTATTCCTAGCGTTGGCGAACCAGCGGCTGATGTATCAGTTTCCTGCCAGAACCCATCTGTAACATTCAAATCGTAACCGAGAAAGTCATCGAAAAAGTATACATAAGAAGCAGTATTCAAGAACTTACCAGGCGTTAGGAGCGCGCCCTCTGCGCTGCTCTCATGCGAATGTTCAGCATCACTCCAGCAAGTATCCCAGTCCAGTTGGGGCGCATCTTCACTTGTGCCCGCGTGTGTATGCCCCGCGCTACTATCAAACTTATCTTGCACTTCGCTTAATAAATCGAACAAATCTGTCCCTTCAGCCAGCTCGCTACGTACTTCTTTCAATGAGTTAGCGCGCTCTTGCAATAGTTTCTTAACTGTAGATGTCATTGTGAAAGCCATTATCTATCGCCTCCTTAGCTTATGAACACGTTAGACTGCAGTATCCAGCATAATATATCATCGTATTGAGTGCCTGCGGCTTCATAACAGCGCGCAAATGCGTATTCTTCTTCACCTGTAGCCACACCTTCGACTAGATGTCCATAAGTAGCATTATCAGATTGCCAGATTATGCCCTCGCCAGCAACTGTCGCAGCATTAGCCCGCAAGTAACACAATCCGCTTACAAGAACGGGGACTACAACTTTACCAGTTGAAGTACCAGTTGCTGTGCCACACGCTACGCCTATATCATTAACCTGGTCTGCCGCGCTTTCAGATTTAACAGCCATACCAGCAAGCGGGTCATCAACTTCTACACTTACGATATCACCTCTACTAACTGTAGAACCGCTAACTACCGGTAATAACGTAACTTGTCCTAAAGCGGGTCCAAGACCCGTACCCACACGATAACGGACTATAGAGTCTATTTCTACGCCTTCGCCAGTTGCAGAATTATCCGAGTAGAATCGTAATGCTACCACGTTATCACGATTATCGCTTGATATATCTATTTCTACTCTCTGGTGGATAGCGTTAACTGCGGCTTGAACCTCGTGTTTGGTTTGTACTACTTCTTCTCCGCCTTGCAAATTAACAATAGCTACTAATAACTCGCCAGCAGTATTGTAATCGCTGGCTGTGTACGCGCTTAACCAGAACCCTAAATAGTTACTATCTCGCCAGTCCATAGCGCGTTTGCCTGTAAGAATATCAGCAGGCGGTTGAGCTCCACCATCTATATATCGAGTTTCAACATATTGTGAACCATCAGTTGCCGCTGTGCCTACTAACAACAACGCATTAGTTGCTACTCTGTTATCTGCGCTATTACTACTCACATCAAATGTCCCATTATCAGACTCAGTCCAGTAAGTAGTAGGCGAATCGCTATCGCAAGTATTTACAAGATAAACAGGGTTCCACCCTGCGCCAGCGCCAATCTGCATAAGCACATTATCTAAACCGTTATCGCATAGAGTATCAGTTAAACCCGCTAAGGATTTTTTCTTAGCCTCCATATAATCTGCATATCTAACTAAATTAAATGACATATTATCCCTCCTCTTTCAGAGAATAAACCTTTTGGTTGTCAGGATTTTCGTCTTTAACTATTAATCCTTCATCAACCATTCTATTCAGCTTAAACGTTAAGCTATGCCAGCTTACACCTAGCTCATGCGCGATTTCCTTGATAGTCTGCGGTTGTTTATTTAGTACAGCTATTATATCGGCGTAATCACTATCGCTATTATCAACTTTCTTGAATTTCGTGGGATGCATTTTCAGCATGAGTTCAGCAACAGATGCTTCCACATCTTTAATCTCGCCATACTCCTCAAATCGAACACCAAACGCGTTATTATACTTCTTAATATCGTCATCATCACGCACAAATTCTATAGGTATCGTATTTCCAGTTTCTGTTACTGGTATTTCTGGCAGTTTACCTTCTACTAGCTTAAACTTGTCGGGATGAGCTTCGAGCATTCTTACGGCTACATCACCCGCGACTTGTTTTTGTTGCCCGTATTTATCAAAACGGACATACGGGCTTTTATAAGCGCCTTCTTGCATAAATTGTAGCGTTACCATTTATTTTCACCTTTCAATTAAGTATTAATATTTATACCATACATTGTAGCAGTTAAAGGCTCAGAGCTAGCATCATACAACGGCTGGAAATCTATACGCATAGTAGCTACAACATCGTATCTGCCAGTTTTAATATTCTTATCAGATTCAATTGTTATACTACGCTTATCACCATATGCGAAACTTCTATGGTTGATAAACTGACCAATTGTATAATTAGTAGTTGAACCGTCATGCACACCAGACGCGTTAAGGTCTGCGCGCACAACTGGCGTAACTTCGATTGGTATAGTAAATATATCATCGAGTTTACCGCTAAGTATGGTCGCGCCCTCGCCATATTCCTCTTTAGTTAATAGCTCGGCGATGACAAGGAATCTTAGCCAACCTCTACGATGCAACGCTAATACGAGATTCTCGGTATCAGAATAATCGTAGAAACCGCTTGTAGGCGCGAGCTCTTTCCATACTTCTCGCAAAGTAGTAACTGATATAGTATCTGATACATCTATCTTATGGTCGCTTTGAGTAAGTTTACGAACGCCATCAAAACATGCGCGCACATCAGCGCTACTAGTAAGGTCGGAATCCATAGGGCTTGAGATATTCGTATCACCATTCATAGTAACCCAGTCAAGTTGAATTGCGCCGCTGGTTTGCAAGTTGCGTCTAACCCAATCTGTAAAATTTACAGGCGAATCTTCCAACATTTTCTGTTCATATTGCACACGCGCGGCTAGCTCCTCTGGATCCCACTCAACTGAAGTTGTATCAGGCGTAGATGCAGTAATAGCCGCAATATCATCCTCTGAACTCGCAGACCGTCTATACCAGCTAATACTAGCTTCGCCACCGGGTCGTTCAATTTTACCTACGTGCATAGGTATAGGCTCGTGATGGAAATAAGAAGCAAGTTTACTCTTAGCCCACGTCTGCTCGATGAAGTCTGCGGACGTAACCGTAGGTCGCCATTCAGCACCCGCGCCTGTAACATCTGCTAATGCTTTACTTAATTTAGACGTGCCGTTAAACATTTCTTGATAAAACGGCGTATGTGTGGGCGATATCTTCTTAACTGCGCCCCAGATTAAAGCTCTATCATTAGCCAACTGTATAGACTTGGCGAGTTTGGTATCCTCTGCCAGCTCTGATGGTGTACTTACCATTTTCTGTATAGGATTAGTTTCATCATAACTCTTGTCTATATCAACATACTGGAAATCACCACCATAACTCTTATTAACAGGCATAAGCGAGGAATCTTCAAGAGCTTTCATTTTCTTTTCAAATTCCTCTTTAAACTCTGAGCGTAGCTCGTTCTTGAACAGTTCCTTATTCTTACGCTCCTTGCCAAGCGCTACTAAACCAGCTAAATCTCGAATAAGTTGTCCTTCTTCTTTAGTAAATCTCTGTGGCATTATTCAACACCTCCTAGTGCTTCAGCTAATTCTTCAGGTTTAATAAACCCTTCCTTAGCTAACTCTTTCAAGTCTTCTAACGCTTCACGATACTTCGTAGACTTCGCAGTACTACTTTTCTTCTCGTCCTCTTCATCATAATAATCCTCAGGTTCCTTATACTCCTTCGGTTTTTTAAGGACATCAAGCGCTTCGCGCACTTTATCTGCGGAAACATCTAAAGCGCGAGAAATCGTGTCTATAGCTTTCTCAAGCAATTTATCAATTGACTCGTTATCCTGCTCATCATCTTTCTTGTCAACTGATTTGTTGTCATACACAGTTTCTTTCAAAGTTTCAATTTCACGAACTATCTCGTCTTGCTTAGCGATTATTTGTTCGAGTTGTTCTTCCATGTTATCCCTCCTCTTCGTGATAACAGCGTTAGCCTTGCCAACTGCGCCCTCGTCAACAACTGCTATTTCTTCAATTAGCACGTCTTCAAGGTCGCAGACTTCGCCCGGCGGACAATCGCCAGTAATTCTAATTCTTTCTGACATAACGTATACCTGCACCTCCTATTGAGAAACCGCCTAGTTTACCAACTTGAGCATCATGCCAGTCTTTATCGTTGCCAAGATATACACCTACCATACCAGTTTTAGCTGGTAAGCGCGCGCCTTGCCACATGCGCGGTTCTTCAGTTAACCATAGCTCGACCACTTCGTTCCCGCCGCGATTAAATGTTTTGCGGTCGTGCATAATACTTACATACTTTCTATGTCGCTTCGCGTATCTATAAAACGCTTGCTCGACTTGCTCAGGTGTGATAATATCGCCTTGCGCATCAACTTCGCCAGGCACTAAGAACGGCCCCTTAATAATGCGATGCTTCTTATCAACCTTCAATATCGAGCTCTTAATAGCATTCCAAATTATCTCTATACCTTCTTTCTTAGCCTTTTCTTCTTCTTCCTCTTTGTCGTGTGTCGCGCTGTATGGCAACTGTATAGTAGGTCTATTACCCATCCAGAACTCATCTTCAGGAGCTTTAGCGTATTCCTTACTAGAAGGTATAAGTTTAAAATCCCATCTACCGCTTAGTTCTTTCTCGCTCTTAAAATGTTTATTATCATATACGCGAATAAACTCATAAAAGTACTCGTGGAAATCTGTTTTCTGCACCCCGTATTCAACCTTAGCTCTAGCCATCAAGTAAAATCTACCAGCAGTCTCTCTCGTAGCGCCCACTTGCTCAGGTTCAGCTTCGTATACAGGCTCATCAGGAGTAACAAGCGTAAGCCAAGCAAGAGGTTGTAACGCCTTCTTCTCGCACAACCAGTTATCGCCCTCCTCGTTCTCGAGTATTCTATCGCGTAGCGGATAGAATATATTATCATCTAAATCTTGTATACATACTTTAACAACATTATTAGTCCAACCAATCAAGTATTCACCGTTAGGAGCAAGATTACGCCAGTCGCTATGCGCATTGCCGCGATTAACAATCTTCGCAATATCCAGCTCATCTAAATCAGGCGCGTTCCTATTCAAGAACTTATCAATAGCTCTTGTAACATCGCCTCTACGGTCGTCTACTCGTGTAGCTTCCTTGCTCATATCTTCTAAACTACCAGTTAAATACTCGCAATCGTATTTTGTCCATATTTGCTTATATATAGCCTCAATATCGTCCCCTTTTAACTCTCTCGGTATATTACCCTTCTTAAGTGATTTAAACCATTCTTTAAGCTGTTTACAGCGTCTATTTGACCAAATACCGCGTAAATGATACTGGATAACAGAATCAAACTTTTTACCCTTAGGCTGTTCCACCATATAGTAATCGCCTATTTCTTCAGCAAGCTGTTCCCGTTGTTCTTCTCGTGTTTTAAGCACAGTATTAGCCGCTAGGGTTTCGTACCTAAACTTATCGCCACCACCATCTGCTATAGAATGTCGAGTTTTTAGCTTAGTCGTATGCCAGTTACCACGCACATCCATATCAGTAGCAACAGTTAATAAGAACTTATTATTCAAGTTATCAAGCGCATTTATTAGCTTCTCATAATCTTCCTCAGTATATTTACTCTTAAAGCCCTTCTGCGACTTAGTTATATATGGCGGGTCAACAAAGAACACAACATCTTTATTCTTATCATATTTCTTAATAACCTTAATAGCATCATCACAAGACAAATGCGCGCCATCAAGTCGCTCTTTCCAGCGTTCAAATGCTTTCTCCATGCCTGCTTTTTCAAATATATCCACATTAACATATCGCTTATCAAAATCTCGCATAGAGTTAGCATAGCTAATACGTTTAAGCGTGTATAATGTATAAAAACGGTCATGGTCATTGCTAAAGTTTCTAGTCTCATACTTCTTGCACAACTTCTCATACAACGCTTGAGAACCTCGCCAGTTGAACCGTTTAAGGTTACTCGCATCCTTATTCTCTTGTATATATCTATACATAAATATGATATCGTTATCAATATCATTAAGAACAGCATTCTCAGGTTTCTCATCTAACGAGAAGAATACAGCCGCGCCTCCGCAAAACGGTTCAACATACCACTTATAATTTATCTTATTTAGATACCGCTTGATTTTAACAGCCTGCGACAAACTACCACCAGGACTACCAAACACTTGCTTAATACCTTTAACTAACTGGTTATCAGGCACATCAACATTAGCGAGCTCAAACAACTCCTTAGAAGAATTCCTCAATTCCCCATAATGAATAGTTACACCTCTTTTAACCGCTTCTTCTAGAGCTTTCTTATAAGTATCAATAATTTGCTGTTTAGTATGCTTAAAATCCTCGTTCTTCTTAGCAGTCGCATACCACGCGTATAGCATACGCAAATCATCCAGTAATACCCGTGTGCTTACGCTTCGTGGATTATATTCAGTTAAGTCTTGAATTTTATAAATCATGTTAAAACCCTCATCAGAGCTTATTTATGCTTACGTCTACAGACGTAATAGGAGCAGTCAAATTATCGCAATCGTACCAGACATTCAAATATCTCGCCTTAGGAGAGAGCGCATCAGTCATATAATACCTCGTTGTATTACCGGTTGTAAGATTACAGGTTAACGAAGATTCACAAGTTGAAAGTTGAGTTGGCCCGTTAGTAGTTAAAGAACTCGAGCAAAAGCCCCAGAATAATGTAAAGTCATTAGCGCTCTCGTCACCCGCAGGTTGCGCTATCTTCACCTCTAGTGTAAAACTTTGCCAAGAAGCATCTTGTAAATCTATTTCGCCGAGATATGTATCAGTAACATTATCAACATTAGTCTGCTGGCTACCTATAGCTTGCGAAGATTTATCGTTTGATTTCGTAGGCTCTTTACCATTAATATATATTTTACTCATTCACAACTCTCCCTTACGAAGTTATTGTACTAATAAAAGATTGAGACGTATCAGCGGTTATTCGCACAATTTTATCCGCATCAGGTTTAAAGAACAATTCATCCTCGCCACTTGCGCCAGTGCCATCGCCTACTCCCACTTCTCCGGGCTCTAAATCAGCCAGCGCAGGCGCAGACGTAAGCTCTTTAACACACAAATGCCCGTCTTTATCAACTTTTAGTGTGCTTGTTACTGCTCGTTTAGCCGCGAGGTCTACAGGTTCAATCAGCGACATATGCAAGCGTCCGATTAACAATTGCGCATAGTTTAAATATACAGGAGCAACATTGTTAGAAATATCTATTAAGAATTTTACATCTACATCAAAATAATCTTCTGTATAAGTAAAAGTTTTTTCAAGTGTCAATACTTCATAACTGCCACCACCAGTATGATAGCTTGAGTAATCACTATACTGAGTACCACTAGCGCCTTCTATACCTATCCTAAACCTTACATGATTTGCTAAACTAGTCTTACATACTAATTGAGCAGTAAATGATACAGAACCTGTATCATTCGCAACATAACGCATAAACTGGTTATTATGGTCATTATTAGCGCTTAAAGTGATTGCTCCACCCGTATCGTTTACAACTTCTGCGCTATAAATAGTAGGCGCATATTCGTCTGAATCTACCCTACTAACTGTAGCGCCGCCCGTGCTCCAGCCTATTAGCCTGTCAGCGGGGCTGAACGGGAAATTAGGATAAGGACAAATATTCTCGAAGCTCTGCGGGTAATTACCTGTTATAAAGAAGTTAGAGTTCAATGAATAAGCGCTTAGAATACCAGCATCAGTCCACACATGCGCGTTTGCGTATACTGGCGAGTTAGTAGCATTACCAGCTATCTGCGGGTTCAATACCCATATAGTAGCAGAATTAGTCGAATCTATATATATATCATAATCTGGCGTTTCTGAGCTCTTGCATAAGGGCGATAATACCATAACTTGAGAAACATTGTTAATCTCGATGCCTGTAGTATAATAACTATCGCATCTACTTTTAATCAATGTTAATAAAGTTCCAGCGTTCAACTGAAACCCTTTATTACATTTATATGTGTAACAGCTATACGCGGATGCAGAATCAGGGTTAGACCCGCCACTAGCTTGAAATCTATAGCCTATATCTGTACTTTCTACTCGGTTCTTGATTAAATCTATATTAACTGCGTTACCAGCGACCTCTATACCTATACCAGCTTGGCTTGAACCTTTAACATAACAACGCTCGATAATACCATGCTCCCAGTCTGTCGCGTCTATTATCGGTGTAGTTGAAGCAACTGCCGAGTTCAAAGTTAAATCAGCTACACGTATATTAGAAGCATCAGTCGCGCTACCATCGAAGATTGTGCCCGCGCTAGTATGCGCAATAGTTGTAAGTCCACTGCCCATAACAGTTGTATTAGCTGGTAATGTTAACGCGCTACTAATATTATAAGCGCCAGCGGGTAAGAATACGGGGTTACCATTAGAAGCATTTATAGCAGTCTGGATAGCAGTTGTATCATCAGTTGCGCCATCGCCTTTAGCACCATAATCAGGATGCGTAACATCTACAAATGGCGAATTCTTGGTTCGTAAATTATCTATATTGCCAGTAGCAATATTTATTTTATCGTGTTCTAATATTCCGTTAATATATTTATTCATAATAAGTCATAATCTATAGTTAAGTATGCGTTATTAGCGCCCACATTACATGCGACCTTCAACTGGCTACCAGTATCTATACGCAACTCGCCAGGTTCAAACAAAGCAAGATTACTTGTGGCGCCGCTCGCATTATCAAATACTGTTACTATCTCATCATAATTATCGCCTTCAGTCTTATCAATAGATACAGTACAATCATTAGTAATACTCGTGAGGTTACCAGAACCATCTCTATAGGTTAAAGATACTCTTAAAACCGTAAACCTTGTGCCTATGCTCGTGGTATAACTGCTATCGCCAGTCCATGTAGTAGTAATAGGTTTCATATAATCACTTTTCCTTTTTGCAAATTAATAACAAAAAAAGGGAGGCAGAACAAGCATGTAACGCTTATCCTACTTCCCTTTTAGTTGTTTATGTAATTAAGCGTGATAATTATTTAACTTTATCAGTTTCTCGCCAGACTATATGGTTAATCTTTGAAGCTGTAACTGATACTGTCATGCTACCGTACCAGTTCTTACTCTTAATCTTCTCAAACAGCTTCTTCAACCATTCTTCGTTCTCGTGTATAAATTCTTTATAATCTTTCATATAATATCCTCGATATTATCAGGTTTATCTCGTTCAGGCTTAACTTCTTTAACACGCGGGAACATATGCGAATAATGGTTACCATCAAAAACGTCTATTCGTACGGGCGCTACAGTTATTATGTCTCCGAGCTTAGGTTTATAATCCTTAAACGCTTTAACATAAGTAGTAGCATACGAATAATCACCCACTTCTCTCGGCGGGAACTGTTCATCAATTTCCCATATCTCAGGGTCATCTAACCCTTGCCATTTGGGTTCTTCTAAATCTGCGTTCCACTTCAACTGTTGCATACTCTCAGCTACTTTTACCTTACTCTCCATAGGTATAAGTTTGCCATTTCTTAATACAGCTACACGAAACCTATACGCGTTAGAACCTTCTTGTAGTTTCTTATAAGTTTCAACTGCTTCTTGCCCAGTTAAGCTGCGCTTAGGCTTCTTATCAAACGGTTTAGCTTTCTTGCTTATGCCTATTATCTGACCTGCGTATTCAACAGTTTTCTTAATCTTAGCCCAGTCAACTGTTCGTCCTGCGCCTGGCATATATTTACTATCAGCATACTTAAGCATACTCCCTTCAGAACCCTCGAACTCATAAGCCTTTTTAAGCGCTTCCATGAATGCTTCTTTATTATCCGCTACCCAGTAAATTGATGGTATCAATATATTATTATCTTTAATAATCTCATGCGCATGCTTAATACGGTCTAAATAGCCCTGCTCATTTATAGGCTCACCATCGTATACACAATCATGCGCAAACACTCGTAAATCCTGCTTAATAGGCTCTTTACCCACTACCAGTTCAAGCATTTCTTCACGAGGTTGCGGTTTATTATTTTCGTATAATACGAACTCAGCATCGAGTATAACTTTATCACTCTTAACATACTGCTTAACCGCATCAACTACTTGTGGTAATACCTGTTGCCGTTCTCTTAACTTATCTTCAGTAAATATTTTAACATTATCGCCATCACGATGTATAACCATTCGAATACCATCGTATTTAGGCTCAACTACAATCGTATTACCCTTTGCCCATGTAGCCCACAGCTCTTCTTCTTCCCCTACAGTAAACTCGTTCTTATGGTATCCTGCTTTACTCTTAATAGGGTGAAACGGTTTCATAAGTTCGAATTTCCTACTTACTAACTGTAAATCGCATCTCGGACATACTAATAACTCGCAAGCTGTATTACGCTTAGTCTTGTAACCGCATCTCGGACAATAACAGTAATCAGTTCCGCCGGTATCAACCCACTCAGAAGTTGATTTATGATACGCGTAGCTTTCGTCAACTTCTCGTTTCTTAGGCTCGTGAAACCTTAATACTAGGTCGCATAAACTATATGAATCCCATATAGGACCAGTTAGTGAACTGATAAATTTAATCTTGTCTTGCAGTTTTACGGGGAACGCACGCTTAAACTTCATGAATAGTTCTCGTTTAGGTATACATATATAGTCTTCATCGAACTTAGCTCTTACTACCATATCGTAATCGTTGGGCTCTTTATCTACTTTATCAGTAGCGCCTGAACCCGTGAATGAGATAAAGTCTGGCACGAGCACTAGATGTTCTAACGAGCTTGCGCAATCGAGTATGCCCGTATCAAGTCGCTTAACTACATTATTTATCCATGTTTTATCTGGCACACCCGTAACAGGTTCTGGCGACATATACACTTCTTGTACTTCAACTTCATACTTGTAACCGTTATCAACTTTACGAGAATTTTCAACTGTTATTATACCATATATATCTGCAATACCTGCGTTAGTCCTATCCGCCATCAAGTATGTGGGTATACCCTCGAAAGCAACAGGTCGAGGTTCAGGGACTACTATTTCGCTTGTATTGCCTTCAACTATATCGTGTACCTGTTCGTAAGGCAATAATACACCAGTTAAACCTGTAAACTGTATATCTTCGCTATCTTTTGTTAGTATATCTAATGAATAGTCGTCTAAATCGTCTCTTCGCTTATGCCTCAAGTTACGGTCTATGAGAGCGTTAAGCGTAAATATATGCAACTCTTTTAATAAGTCTTTATCTACATTTTCACGATGCCAGTACGCATGTAACCTGCCATGCAGGTTTACCAGTTTATCCTCGTCTAATTGATATATATATTCTTGTGTAAGTTTCTTCATGTTGCGCTCCAGTATAGCTCTCGAAGCTCGTCTACAATTATACTCTTAGCAACTTCTTTATTAAGTCCGCCGTTACTCTTTACCATGCGTTCAGACAAATTTTCCGCGAATGTGTCTACATAGCGTTCAGGATGCGGTATATTAGTTTCTACGCTACTACGCTCTTCGTTAGTCAAATGTGAAGTGCGAGCTCTCGGAATAGTGGGAGGCGGATTATCACCCCAAGGTTTCTTACCATCTTCGCCTAGCTTGCTCCTAATATCATTAGCTGTATATGCGCCTACCTGGTTAAGCCTGTAATACGCGAGAGATTCTTCTAATAATGAAGGTCTTAAACCTGATACTTGTCGCACATCGAACTCGCCGTATATGTTCTCAGATTTAGGATACTGCCTAATCAGTTCTTTAGTTATAGTTTCTTGCACTTTCGTAAGGTCAGGCAATAACGATTCCCAGAACATACGCTTATACTCTTGGATATTACTAGCTTTCATATACATAGCTACGAGATGCCAGCATCCTAAACCGCCTAATATATCTACACGATTAAGTTCTTTAACATTTATAAAGTCGCCATCCGCTGGATTCTTCATCTCGATATTCAAGGGCTCAATATCGCCTTCTATTAAGTCTACTTTATGCATACGCTTAACCCCTTGATGTGTTCTACGCATAGCCGCTAAGAACCGTTCGTACTGCGCTGATGATACACTGCTATTGCTCTTGAATAATAATGACGGGTTAACTGCATTCTCAAAGAATGATTGCCCGTATAATGTTTCGTATAGTTCAAGTACTGAAGTTTCTTCTAATGGCGATATTGCAGACATGCCACATTGCACTTTAATGGGATTAAAGGTCTTAAAGTGCACAACATCGTCCATGTGTCGCCAATCACCATTATACTTGTACTCACGCTGGTCAGTTTTATTATATTTTCGTATCTTTACTGTTGTGGGTATAGGCACATGCAGTTTTCGCGGTAAACCGTTAGGCTCACGCTCTATGAACCATATACAGTCGCCAGCTAATATTTCGTACGCGTGTACCCTGTGGAATAGTTCTGACCTGGTAAGCAAGTTGTTGGGGCATGCTAATAACTCGTTTAAAGGATGGATAACATTCTCACGCCGTTCTGATGGTGATACGCGTTCCCATAGTCTGAAAGGAACACTTGCGGCTTGCGAGGCTTTCTCGTGCGTACCTCTGAATATCCATAACAGTTTCTCGTACGTTTGTAAATACGATTCTATTCCAGCTTTCTCTATAGAGTAATCTTCAGTATCACCCACGTAATACTCTAATACGTCTATAAAGCCAGAATTAGAATACGCAAACTTTATAGCGCGAGTAAACTGTTTAACTTGTTTTTTAATGTTAGAGAATATATTACCACTGTTCATTTATAATTCTCACGAACTCCTTAATGTCCTCTTGCACGAGCTTAACGCTATTTTTATCGAATATAGATAAATCTTTATCGTTCTTAATTGCATCAACTATTTCTTCGTATTGTTCTGGAGGTTCAAAACCTCGATTCCTTGATATTTCATTATAGCATCTATAAGATGATTTGTCAAATATTTTTTTAATCTTCTTGTCTTGCAAGTCTGCGCTATGCACTCTGAACCCGCTATCAATTTTAGTGCCCGCATTAGCTATTATCCATGCCATTAAGCCATCATTAGTAGCCGCGTTAGGGTAATCCGCTATTTCGTTTATGAACCTGCACCAGGCGCAATGCGTTGAGTCTAAATCTAATCTCAAGTTACCATTATTTATACAATGTTCTGGCGCTTTAAATATCCATATCCCATTACGAACTTCTACTACTCGCGAGTCTATGTATGCCCATTTGTTATTGCCAGTTGTTGTTACGCCTTCTATACGCATATGCTTGTAACCTGCGGCGTTCATCCAGTCTATTACATCGTCTTGTAACGCGTTATCTTCGACTAGTGTTTTTACAGGATTATACATTAAGAACACTTCGTTAATTTTATCAGCTCTATCGGGCGCTGACCATTGCCCGAACACTACATCTTCTACACACTTATGCTGGTTATCAGGGCTTATGCTAATTGTTATTATGCACGTGCCCCTACGCTTCTTAGTAGATAGGTCCACGCCTATATATCTTACCCACGAGCTTGTGTCTATATCTTCTACACGAATCTTAGAAGTTTCAAACTCTTTATCTGTATCAAGCAATGCGCGACTACGACGCTGGCGTTTATATGTATCAGGTTTATTGCGCTTTTCCATCTGCAACCGTTCTTCATCGAACTGCTCTTTCCATTCTATATATACATAATCATCACTATCTTTATCAGCTTTATCCATAGAATATTTACGCGCGTAAAACTCTGGACGCTTACTTAGATAAGCTAATAAGTCCCAGTTAGTCCAAGGCGTATCTATACATATTATCTGCGAGTCCTTGAATAACCTGCTTTCAGCTACGCTCTCATACCATTCTATTACTTTCTGACACGCTTCCCTTGAACGCGTATTATTATCATCAAGCATATTATCAAGTATTAACAGTTTACAACGGTTGCCTGACGTGTTAGTATCTGTGCCTATGGGCTCCATGCTCAAGTCTTTAATATAGCTAGGTCGTTTAATTATGAACCCGTCACGCTTGCTCCATTGCATCTCTTGCCAGGGTCGTTGCGGGTCCGGCATAGGTCTTAAGTCGGGGAATATCTCATGCAACTCTTTAGATTGTGAAATATAACTCATGCACGCTCGCATAGATTTACGAGCTTGCTTAGCAGTTTTCATGCCTAATAATATTGTGGTTTCTGGCGCTATGCCTAACTTGTATAATGGCCATACTATAGAAGTTATCTGGCTTTTACCTGTGCCAGTAGGCGATTCTATTAACACTTTCTGCTCGTTCTTGTATATGTTTAACCATTCTTTATGGAACTTTTGTAACCGTAAAAATCTACCTTTATCATCAGTCACACAATACTCAGCGAATGCCCAAGGGTTAATGCGCGCTAAAGGTTTCAAATACTTGCGCCTAACTACTGACAATAAATCGCGCTTTCGTTCTGGCGTGGTATCTAACGCTTTTATTTTTTCAACTGTAGATTTAAGGTTTTCGAGGTTCATAAGTCTTCGTATGCTTCGTTCATAATATCTATAAACGCATCTTCTTCAGCTTTAGACTCGAAATTAATGTTAATAGTATTCTGAATTGTATCTCTATCAGCGGGTTTAGCTCGTATCAGTTTTTGTATAGTCTCTACGCCTGTATCAAATGCTTCGAACAAGTCTGACAAACTTTTAACTTGTATGCCATCGATATCTATCTCTAATAACTCGCTTAACTTGTCTACCAGTTTCGAGGCTAAGCGCGCTTGCTTCATTGCAAAGTTATCTAAGTCCTCGTTTATGCACTGTTGAACTTTAGCAAAATGTTCAGCGCGACGCTTTTGCCAGTCATATTCGTTACTCAAGTATTGCACAGTACTCACAGGCAGACCCGTAGCCTCTGCAACTTCTTCTATTGTATCGCATTGTAAGAACGCCATAAACGCGCGCATATGATTGATTTCCGCAGGTCGCATATGTTATACTTCCTTTATTATGAGATGTAAAATTTGTAATAGATTAGGCACTAAAAGTGAAATATGCCCTGTGTGTAGCCCTAAAGTTAAACAAGAGCTACAACGCATACTTAATGACCATATAGCACCAGTTATAGCTAGAAAACAAGTTAAAGAGTTACGCGAGTATATGGATAAACTTATTCAGGAAAGCTAATTATATCTGGACCTTCAACCGGTGGACTTTCAACTGGCGTATGTTCCGGGCTCTCAACTGGCGTATCCGGACTTTCAATTTCTGGCAACTTAACTCTTTCGGTTACACGGTCGTATTCTCTACCCCCTATGTTGTTCCAGGTTGCTACTACTGCAGTTTTACCATTGACTTCTATGTCTATTTCTTGACCTTCTTCTAATGCAACATGTTCACCATCTACTATAACACTATACGCATCACCAGTAGTTGCGCCAGTTACTCGTTGTTTGTTAGCCACAATTTCAGCTTTAACGTCTAACGCCGGTCTAGCTCTTTTGGTTACAACTTCAGGTAGTTGTATCTTTGTAATCTTTTCAGCTTTAGCTCGCATAGCTTCTTGCGCTGCTTGCCTACGCTTGATTACTTGTTCTCTAGAACGCAGCGCGCGCTCTACTATTGCTTCTAGTTCTTCTTGCGTAGGATTATCTGAAAAATCTTTTACAATATCGCCTATATTTACACGGTCAATTTTCTTGCCATTATCAAATATATCAAACGATAACGTAGACTGCATACGGTTTACGTCAATTGATACGTTAATATTACGCGCTTCCATATATATCCTCCTCATATACGAATAAATGCCTGCTCCTATTTATCCACTCTTGCTTAAGATTATCAGGTATAGGAACAGTTGATACGAAATGTGTAGGCATTAAAGGTCTAATATCCGCGAACGGGAAAGGGAGATTGAGTATTAGGTTCTCGCCTATTACATGCTTGAGCGATTTAAGCACTGCGAATACGTTCTTGTTCACATCATAATACTCGATTTCAAAGTCGAGTATTCTACCTTCTATTTTTATATTATAGATATTATAACCTGCTTTATCTATATATTCAAGTATTAAGTCTTCGTAATCTGAAATATCTACTCGAAAAAGAATAGAAATATAATATTTTATATATATATATGCTCTATTATTACGTGTGATGTTAATATTTAAAGATGTGCGGGTTTTCCCTGTCATAGTCTACGTACACCCATATTTCTTTACTGCAATTATCAGGGCAGTTGAAGTTCTCGATGCTCCGCTCAGCGCCTTTATCTATGTATAACCGTTTCTTACAGTTTTTGACCTGTATAAGCCTTACGCTTTCACTATTGATAGCTACGATATCGAATACCCCATGCGAACCTGCAGCGCGTAATACGTTATAGCCCTGTTTTCGTAGTTTATTACGAGTTTGATACTCCCGTTTGCTACCTTTTTTATACTGTATCATGTTTAACCTTTTCAAAAAAAGCAGGTAGCTGGACGCTACCTGCGGTTTTAAGGAGAAAAGAATGAAAACCAAGCAAATGCAAAACTTAGGCAGTTTATCTTTTTTCGCCAAGAAAACCACGACTGATTATCAGTCGGGATGAATTAGCGCCTTACAAACCCTTTCTAATTCTGTGAATCAGGAGGGTGATTGACTTGCGGCAGATAAAACAGTTTTGTAAAGTGTCATTTTTTGGAGGAACTATCAAAATTATTATAACATTAAACCTAACTTTTGTCAACTTCTTCTATTTTTTATATATTTTTTTAATTTATACTCATGCGAATGCGTTTTATCTTTTTTGCCAAGAAGACCATGTAGGCGTCATGACTAAACCAACGTAGCGCTCGAAGCGCTTAGGCTAATCAACCAATTACTCCTGCAGGTCACCCCCACAAGCCCCTTCTGATCTGAAAGACTATGAGGGGTGATTGACTTGTCGCTTGATGCTTGCAGTACTAACATCATTTATTTCTTCTGATTCTGCGAGCTTTAACTGCATCTCTTTCAAACATTCATCGCTCAAGCTGCTCAAGATTCTCAAGTTTGCCCCAGTCCTATTTCTGTCACCAGAACCCCAGCATTGATGACAGACATCGTTAGTTATAATGTCCCAACCGGGACCGCCACGCCAACCAGCAGTATCTGGATAAGCAAGAATACCCGAGCCGTGACAAGCAGGACATGGGTTTTTTATGCCCCGCCATTCCAAAAATTTTGCTTTTTCCCTTTTCTGATAATGGATACAAAATAGCCGATTTATTTCGTCAAATAATTCCCGCAGATTTTGCAGACTCTGCAAATCACCTGCGTTTTCTATCAATTCCCGAAACTTTTCAATAGTTATTGGCTTTTCCATTTTTTTCGCCTCGACCATTGCGCCCGCATGTGTAAGCAACGCCTTGTATGTTTTGTTTTTATTCATATCATCATAATATAATTATAATATTTAGCAGCATTCAGGTCTAATGCCTTAATAAACAGCCATATTGGTATCAAATTAAGCTCATATTGTTTTTCGATAGGTGATATACCTGACAACTACGAACAAAGCCTAATTTGCCTATTCAAATGCTTTTTTTTCTATCGTTCTCCTTACTCCTCCATTTTTCTTCCTCTTGGCTTATCTTGCTGCTTAACATACAAGCAGCAATTGCGCCAAATACCAGAATCAATATAAATATTGCAACTATTACTAATAATGCTAATAATATTATTTTCATTTTTCACCTCTTAAATATAGGTTCTAACTAATTCATATACAAGCAAACAGGAAAACTAGCAAGATTAATGTTGATAAGATATAAACATATAGTTTAATACTAGCTAAACATTGCTAATGCAACTACTTCAGTTCACTCCTTACCTCTTAACATATTAATACAGGTTTTGATTGTATCATATATCAGCCCTGCTGATATAAGTATAGTCACTATCGTTACAGGAGCAAATATAATGTATACAGCCTGATTAAAAGTTACCAGGTCAAATATCGAAAGTATTAACATAACTACCATAGCTATTGGTATAAACACAATAGATAACAACATTATTGCTACTAATTTATCTTCTTTCATATCTAAATTCCGTGTTGTATTCTTACTCATGCGAATATCCTCTCTATCGCGTCTAATACTACGCTTGTTCCATACGGCCTGTCGTCCCATATATATATTAAATGAGCATTATCGAATAAGCATGTCATTATGTCCCACCATTTACGATTGTATTCTTCGTCATTCATTACTGGCGAAAAGTATTCTATGCCTGCTTCTGTTATTATTAACGGCTTGTTCCCTTTCCAGTTATTTACCAGTTGTACGTGGTTAACTGTCTTCTCAACGTTCCACTTGAACCAGCCAAACTTGAGCGCGTATTCTATTGTATAATTCGTGAATTGTTTATATATATTATGATACTCTTTGTCAAATGTCCAGTAAGGATACATGTTTAAACCCGCGTGCGTCTGCTCTTTCCATACCGGATTGTGGTAACTGCGAGTTATGTTGTTTAATAATTCTGTTATATATTTATTGTTAATTTCAAATGGTGTATTGTTCATTAGCATATCCACTACCCATTTGTCGCCCATAAGCATACGCGCTAACCATATTGAGTAATATAAATCGCTTACTTCTGGCATCCACGCATTAGACGCGTATGTTATGAAGTCGAAGTTTTGATAGTCGTTATTTATTACACTACCTAGTAACTTATACCAGGCTTTGAGCATCGAGACTTCGTTTATTGTTGTGTCTAATAGCGATACTATTTCTGTTGCTAGTATTAGCCCGCTTATTTTACCCTTGCCTGATTTGTTGCTTAATGCGTAATCAACTAATACTCTATTCGTATTATTTATCATACAATTTAATACTTTTTGCTTGAATCTGTTGCTCGCGCTTAGACCTATCCACCCGCTCCACCACGCAGGCTTGCAACCGTCTGTGTTACGAGCATGGATATGTGGTTTAAGCGCTACATGAAACCCACGCTCATGGCATTTGTGTATAATATTTATAACTTCTTTTCTTGGTATGAATCCGCCTGCGTCTTTCTCTTTTATGCAATCTTTATGCTTGCATAGCGGTTTTACTATTGTTTTTTCTTTTACGAGTATTTTATCATTTATACCAGCTATACTCGTAGCTAGGACTACTGATACATGCTTTATGGCTATTTTTTCTAAGCGGTTTAATATTTCATCAAGATTCTTATAATGGCTCTCATGCCATAGTGTGTAACCTAACATTGCATACACTCCTCGCATTTGCTATGTATTATCTGTATTGTTATGTTATTTATAGATTGTTTTACCCATTTGTTGTTTAATCTTACTCGCTTGCATTTATCGCATATTATTATTTTTTCACGAATTAAACCACAACGCTTGCATACTAATAATTTATTCTCGATTTGCCAATCGTGTTTTGTTGTCCCGCATAAGTTACGCATAACCTTTTAACTCCGTGTATTTGTCTACTATAGGTTTTACATAGTTCTTGTAGTTCTTATGCGTAGGCTCGCCTGCGTTATACGCGCTAACTGCTTCTTCGATATCTCGATATTTTGTTAGCAACTCTTTGAAGTGTTCTACTGCAAGTTGCAATGTTAAATCAGGCATGCCTACTAACTCGTAAGCAGGTAATGCTTTTATGCTCGCGGGTAGTTTTGCTACCATGTTCCAGTATAAAATCTGCATTAGCCCGTAACTGCAACTGTGCCAGGGCAAGTCCGGGTCTTTGCCATGTTCGTCCATATGTTCTCTGAAATATATGTTATCTTTTAAGTGTGATTCATATCTTAGCGCGAACATGCGCATGCTGCTCTCATGCTCGCTTATTGCTTCTATTAAACACGCGTCTATTTGATAGTCGTTTGATACTCGTTTTATTAACTTATGCGCTTCTTTTAGCAATAATAGTTCTGTGTTCTTGCTCGTATAAGGTTTATGCGTTGCTATACTCTTATGATAAGCCTTAAGTTGCGCGGTTAATGTTGTTATCTCGTTACGATATTGCTCGCATTGTTTGCGCAAACTCGCAAGTTGATTATTTATTTTATTGTAGTTCACAATTTTGTATAACCAGTTCATGTTAAACTCCTTAATATTATTACTTTCTTGCGAGCTTCTGCTAAGCTCTCAAGTGTAGTTTTGCGACCGCTATATTTCTTAACGTATTCTTTGCCACACTCTTCACAAAAACCGCTCTCGTTACCCTCTATTATGAACCATTTATCTGGCGCTTTCCCACAGTTTAAGCAACGCTTCTTCTCAGTTTCCTTCTTGCTCTTGCGCCTGCATTCTGCGCATACCATCGCATAACCGTCTGTTGAATGTTGCGCCGCGTAATAAGCTGAATATGGTTTAATCTCTAAACATGCGTTACAACGCTTGTAACCTTCTTTAGGGTATCTGCATTCGGAACATAATATTGAGTTGTTGCGTGTTTTGCCACCACAAATCTTGCATATGTTGTGTGATTTTGCGCTACATGCGCCAGAGTCGTCTTGTAATATGCGCATACACAAGTTGTGGCTTTCGGTCTCCTCGCCACAGTTGTTACAATACATTATATCCTCCAGTCTCTCGGATTTCGCATTATTATGTGTAATGGCCTTTGCTCTTCTACGTATATTAAGTTGTGAGCTTCTAGCTCTTTTAATGTTTTTGTGTAAATACACTGTAACCATAGTTCCAGCTATTCTTGTCATTATTTGTATATGTCATGCGCCTTAGTCTCATGTATAGTTCCCTTTCACGCATACTCACTGTTTTCTTGAATAACCTGTTAGGCAAGAAGTTACCACCATGTCTTATCGCCATCTCCATGTTCCTAACCTCGTTGTTTGTTGAGGCTTCTATTAGTCCCTTCTTCGTTTTTATTTTCATTTATACAGGCTTCCAGTAACTTATTTATTAACCCTGAAAAACTTAACCACTTGTCGTCCGCTATCTTCTTCGCTTGCTCTACTAGCCCGCTCTCTAAATATACTGTATAATTCTTCCTCATTTTTTCACCTCTTATATATTGTAACATTATTTATGAATTATTGTCAAGTTAATTATTTATTTTTTACATACAAGATTGTATAAAATACAATCTAGCTCCAGTTTTTCCAGCCTCAAACCCTTATGATATCTACTCTAAGCGCTAGATTGTATTTTATACAAACTAGAAATTTAAAAATCAAGCTATGACTGGCTTTGAGCTAGGTTGATAGATTGTACGTAGTACAATCTTATACATAATATTTACATAACAGCTCAAAACCTCATGAATACTACTCTTGCTATTTGTTACCTTGCCCATTTTTACCCTTTTTTGCCTACAATACGTTTATTAATTATATATTTACCATTCTTGCTTAATTGTACTAGTATGCTTCGCAGTTCTTGCTCGTTCGTTATACGATATATATATAAACCGTTTTCTTCTAATTCTTCGTACTCGCTGCCACATTCTACTATTATGTCTTTTTCCGGTATATATATGCTATTGCCCTTTAGCTCTACTTGGTAATGCTCGCTTAGTATTTCGTAGCTACGCTTGCATAGTCCGCTTATCTCACCCGTAAACCTTCGCTTCTTTAACTCTATTAGTCGCATGCTCTTACCCCCTTTTGCGCGTTTCTCTGTTATATATATATTTGCTTGTTTTATATATATATTACTTGTTTCTAGTTTATATATATATTTATTTTTTTTAGTTTATATGTTTATATATATATGTAATAAATATAAATATATATATAAATATATATATATACGTATATGCTTATTTATATACACATATATATTTTTAAGATATATATATTTTAAGATATATATATATTATGTATTTTATTCTCGTTAACTGGTTTTCCCCTTATATGTATATATATATTTTTTTAGTATGGATTGAATAATATATATGCTAGCTCTTTTATTATATATACTGTATATATACAAGTATGTATTATGCTCTTCTTTATATATATTTTTGTTCTATGTATTCCCTTGATTAGCTTCGCTATGCTTCGCATGCTTAACCCCCTTTACTCGCGCACGCTTGCGCATGTCCTTTTCGCTGGTTGTATATGTATTTTATATATATATATTTTTATTTTATACGTGTTATTTTTTTATT